CCATTTGTCCAGTTTTCTATATTCCATTTGTAGTAGTATTTGTTGATCATGATTTCAGTTAGATAGCGGTTATCTATACTTAGATTAACCGTGCATGGTTTGGTTAAGTAGGATAATGCTTCTATACATGCTGTTAAGGCTATTCGGTTCTTACTTGTGTTAGTAAGTCCTCCGAAGTATTCTCTTGTTTCTGGTTCTTTATTGGCTTTTATGTACTCTAGGATTATTCCGTAAGTGCCCTTACCTTTACTTTGGCTTCCTTCATGGGTGTTATTTATGTAAATGCTTAATTCCAAATTCAATCCCTCCTTCTCATTCTGCAATACAAGTAAAAACCACCTGTTATGTCTGATAGAAAGGTATTGCAGTCATTGAATATGTATTTTTCACTATACAAGGTTTCGAATAGTTCTTTGTGTTGGTTCTCATTTCTAGCTATCTTCTCAGCTTTTCTTTTAGTTAGTTTTGTTTTTGACCTTGTCACAGTTGGTTGTTTTAGATTTCTGCTTCCATACCAGCGTTTTCCTTTAGGGTCCTTTACCATATATCTTGCTATTCCTTCTAAGCCAAATTCATCGGGTTTTAACCTTTTGGCTTCTGCCCTTCCTTTACCCCAAATATCCTCTGCCATGTCTCTATCCATTTGATTCATGATTATGTGGTGATGCACTCTTATTTTTTTGCTTTTGTGCTGATCTGGTTCATCTACATACTCCAGTACATACAAATACTTAAGTTCCTCTAGTCCTAATTTCTTTCTATATCTTTTTATACGATTAAGATAATTAACTACATCTTTCTTGGCTTGCTTTTGGGTGGGGAGGTATTTATCTTTGTATGTAAGGGTTACTAATAGGTCATTTTTAGTAAAGTTTGCATTAACTAGTCTTACATACTTTTTCTTGGCATTCTTCTCGTTTAGCTTTTCTTGCCATTCGTTTGTAATCTTTTCTACCTTTTCTCTTACTGGTATATCTTTTCTTTTTTCATAAACTGGATAAATTTCACTCTCTAACATATCTCCGCTCTGGATTGTCTTTACTATGTACTTATACGCTTTCTTAGATAACCTAATTTCTTCTATTTTTTCCTCTAGGGTCTGAGATCCTAGTACTGATTCGTTATATATTTCCAAATAGTCATAACTTGCATATTCACTCAATGAAATTTGCCTCCTGATTGAATCATTAATACTCATTACGAGGTCGATAAAGAGGTGCTTTCCTCTTTATTTTTTTGACAAATCAATACAAATATGCTATAATGTAAGTATCTTATTTTACATAGCAACTTATATCGACTACCTGCCTAATTCCAGTTAAGCAGGTAGTTTTTTGTCTTGTTTTGCCGATAAACATTCGGCAGGTTGTCCGCATTTGGGACATGTTTCTTTATATAGTACCGCCCATGTTTCATGTCTACATTTATTGTCAGTGCATTTTAATACATAAAAAGGAGCTGTTATTCTAGTGCCGTCAGTATATGTATTCATGCTCGAAACCTCTTGAACGGTGTAAATCACTGTTCCAAGATTTAAAATAGTAAGAAACTGCTCTTTTATCGAAATTTTCTAATAATGCAACTTTTACAATTCCATTTCCCCATAAACTCTTTAATTTCTCCTGATCTAGTGAATCTACGGTTTTTATTAAGATATGTATTGCTGGGTGTCCGTCTGTGATAGAATTGACTTTATAGCAGTATTCATAATTGCTTGTAAAGGTCTTGCGAATCTCTAATAAATAACTTAATATGTCTTTCTTAACTCGTGTTTGCGCTACTGAGTTTTTATACGTTAAAATAATGTGTAAGTCATTTTCACCAAAATTTGCATTACATAACCTTGCTGTTTCTATGCTTTCTTGCATTTCTTTTCTCCTTTTCTTTAGACTAATCCCTTGATTTTTTCCTAGGTGAATGATTCAAAATTCCTTTTAAGTTTTATTAGGCGGATTGCAAATTTTCCTTTTTTAATTCTTGTGACTGTCTATTTTCAATGTTGTTGTATAAGTTGTATGCAGCCTTTGCAATGCGTTCTTCCCATCCATCTGTAAATGTTACTTTGACGCTATAGTTTTTCTGGTTTTTCAAAGAACTCCTCCTTTCTTATCTTGTTTTTTAAAAAGTATCTTTTAGGATACTTTTTCACGAAAAAAAATATCCATCATTTTATCATCATTTATACAGAGAGCTTCCGATATAGCTAGAATTTCTCTTCTGTCAAACTCACTTGTACCGTTTAATTTCCGATAAAAAGCGCTTTTACTCATTCTAACTGAGTATTTACTTTTAAGTACAATCAGTAGTTCATCTACTTTTATGCCTTTTAGCATAATTTGTGCTTTTAATGCATTGCTATTCATGTTTACACCTTCTCTCATATTAGTTTCCTTTAGGATACTTTTAGTATATCACATTTATTATCCTTGTCAACTCCTTTAGGAAACTTTTTTATCATTTTTATAAATTATAGTTGCAAAAAGGACACTATTGCTATATAATTACAATCAACGAAAGGAGTATTAAATGGATGGTAGTAAATTATATAATCGAAGAAAAGAATTAGGACTTACCTTAGAGGAAGTCGGAGACATAGTAGGCGTTAGCAAAAGCACGGTACGCAAATGGGAAACTGGTTACATAGAGAACATGAAAAGAGATAAGATTGCATTATTGGCAAAAGCTTTGCAGACGACTCCTTTATATATAATGGGTATTAAAGATGTTGTCGTCTCAGAGGAACCAATATCATTTACTAAATCAGAAAAGGAACTAGTACATAAGTACAGGAATATAGATGATAAAGGGAAACATACCGTAGATACTGTTCTTGAAATGGAATACATAAGATGTAACAAGCCTCATTTGATAGTTAATGCAGCTCACACTATAGAAGGTTCCACCGAAGAGGGTAAGAGACATGATGATGAATTAATGAATAATGACAAACTTTGGGACAAATAATAAGGGGTGTTTAATTGAGTTACGAAGACTTAGTAGATGAGGCATATAGATCAGAATTACAAGTTAAGGAAATGCATTTGCATGCTAACAAAGGCAGAATCAAAGGAAGAAGAATATGTATTAAAAAGGATATTCCCACTCTTAAGGAAAAGGCTTGTGTTTTGGCTGAGGAGCTAGGACATTATTATACTTCTGTCGGCGATATCTTGGATCTAAAATATTCCGATAACAGAAAACAAGAACTCAAAGCTAGGATATGGGCATTTGATAGACAAGTTGGCCTTATCGGGATAATTAAAGCTTATAATAGTGGGTGTCAAAATCTCTATGACATGTCTGAATGCTTGGATGTTACAGAAGAATTTTTGAATGAAGCTTTGGAGTGTTACCGTAATAAATATGGTGAGTTTGTAAAATTAGATAATTACATAATTTATTTTGAACCCAATTTAATTGTAATGAAAATGCTCTAATGGAGGTTAAGTAAATTAAAAAACCGCCCTGCTTCAAACAGATGCGGTTTTGCAATAGAATAGTCAGCGTGATTATAATATCGCCATCAACAAGCATATTATAGCACCTTTTATATATTACCACAACATATGAGGGTGTATTTTTTATGCCCATTTTTAAGGAGGATAATATGAATATAGGCATTTACTCAAGAAAATCTATCTATTCAGATAAATCAGATAGTATCTCTTCTCAGACGAAATTGTGTCAAGAGTATATAAAGAATAACTATACATATATAACAAGTATTACCGAATATGAGGACGAAGGGTTCACTGGCGCAAACACTAATCGCCCTGGTTTTACACAACTCTTAAAAGATATAAAAGCAAATAAAATAAACATTATTATTTGTTATAGAATTGACCGCATAAGCCGTAATGTATTAGACTTTTCTCAAACCTTTAATATTCTGCAAGAGTACGGTGTCGAGTTTGTCTCTTTAAAAGAACAAATTGACACTTCTACTCCTTTAGGGCGAGCAATGATGTATATTTGTTCAGTATTCGCACAAATGGAGAGAGAGACTATTGCCGAGCGTGTGAAGGATAACATGATTGAACTTGCTAAGTCTGGTAAGTGGGCTGGCGGACAAGCTCCTATTGGCTATAAAAGAGAAAAAATTTTGATAGCAGGAAAAACACACACAACATTAGTTGAGAATCCCGATGAGATACCATTTTTACAAATGATTTATGATAAATTTCTGGAAGGTTATACTCTTAGCGGATTAGAAACTTACTTTCGAAAAAACAATATACTTACACTTAATAATAAGTATATGTCAGCTGCGCAAATACACGCAATTCTTAAAAACCCTCAATGTGTAGCTGCTACTCCTGGTATATATGATTATTTTAGTAATAAAGGTTGCATTATGGCTACTGAAAAAGAAAAGTATGATGGTCAACATAGTCTTATCGTATATGGGCGTACAAATGGTGGTAAAAAGAAAACACACTCAAATAATCCACCCGAAAAATGGTTGGTTGCTCTCGGTCTACATAAACCGCTTATTTCTGCCGAAAAATGGATTGCAGTACAGGAGAGATTTGGTAAAAATAAAATTGATAAAACTCGCAAACATAATGTTGGGCTATTAAAAGGTATTATGAAGTGTAAGTGTGGGTATACAATACGAGTTCAGCATAAAGTTGATAAAACATATAATAAAATTTATGATAATTACTTTTGCCAAAATCGCAATAGACGAGGAGCTAAATATTGTGATATGAAAATGGTGAATGTCTATGATGTAGATAATTTATTGCTTGATGTTTTAAAGAAAATATCTTTAGATAAAAACTTTCTTAATAATTATATGCAATCAGATGCTGTCTCTAATAATTTTCGTAGTAAAGAAATTGTGCTATGTGATATTAAATCTATTGAGAGAAAAATATCCAACCTTACAGCTAATCTGCAAGAGCATATAAACTCTGCTGCCGCTAAATATATTATTTCTGATATTGAAAAATTTGACAATCAGATTGTTGGTTTAAATTATGAACTAAGAGAAATTTCTTTGCAAGAAAATGAGTGTAACAATAAGAAGGCCAATATAGATGAAGTGTATAGTAAAATCTGTAGTTATTTAGATAGGTTTGATAATCTTGATTACTTTGATAAAACTTCTTTTCTACAAGAAATCATAAAAGAATGCATATGGGATGGTAATAATCTTTTTTTAACTTTCTAGTATTTATTGTCATGATACTTTCAGGACGCATACGCAAGGCTGATTTAATTAACTGCCTTATAGTAACTTCATTTTTACCCTCAACATTAGAATTTCTGGCTTCTAGCCGTACCAAATTGGGTATATTCTTAATTTGTAATTCAGCGGAATCTTCTATAGTTATTACTCTCTCATCACTTGGTATAAAATTAGATAATACGTTTAAAAATGTTGTCTTACCTGATCCCGTACCCCCACTA